CACCTTCACCAGCGATTGCGTGCTCACTGAGAATAGCATTGATGCGGGACTTGGTGGTCACAGACTGATAACCACCGTCCCAAAGACGCACACCGAAGTCACCAACCTCTGCAATTTTGTTGCCGTGAAGGTATACCGTAGAGGTCTCAGTTTCAGGGTCGAAAGTAACCTCAGTGTTAGCAGATTGCCAGTTGATGCCGTTAGAAATGGCGGCGTTCATTTGGCGTTCAATCTTACGCATGAGAAGTGGGGTTGTTTGACTTGAGATAACAATACAGGATTTGGGGGACTTGTGGGGGTTTGGTGGACAGTCCCCCGACTGTCACCCCAGGAAGGTGGCAGGGTTGCCATGGTCTGCAATGTGGACTCCATCATGGCGGATCTCAGCATACCCGAATTCCTCTGCCAGGTCATGCATGATATCGTAGGCACGGTCCAGGTCCAGGACGGACTCGGACTCATAAGGGGCAGAGGGAACCAGGATTTCGTAACGCATTGGGTTTCTTTGAACTTCAGTCATTATAGGCACGGGGTCGGACCATTTCGGGGCAATGGTGGACACCCTGCCAACTGGTCGGGCAGCCGAAAGTTAGTTATACAAACTCTCAGGGAGTTTGTGCAAATTTGTTGTTGTTGAAGTTAGCATAACTGAACTGCTTACGATTCACCAGTTTCATTGTACCGTACTCATTGGAGTAGACATAACCTTCGGCATCAATTCGATCCTGACCGATGTAAGCAGCAGGACCATCATTGCGGCAAAGGTGGAGTGCATCATCTTTGATAGATTTGACAAGTGCCCACAATCCAAGCAGGTTAGGATCGCAGTCGAATTCGCTATTCACAACAGGGCGATTCTCCCTGATACATGCATTCAGTTGCTGCTTAATTTCCTTTGCTTTCTTCTCATCAACAAAGGTGACCATTTGTGCCATTTGCATAGCAAACCCGATCACTTCTTGCAGATCGGAGAAGTCACGCATACCGAAAGCAATAGAGGCATTCGGTTTCACAAACTTACAGAAATCACTGCTGCCCAAGTTAACAGTCAGGGGAATTGCCCAACTATCACGGAGGTCATCATTTGCCTCATAACGGGTATGCGGAGCAATGATAATCTTGTGGTCGATTACTTCAGGGAACTTGTAAGTAATCGTGTTCGGAGTATACTCATCGGAACCACCGAAACCGATAAAATCACCCTGATAGATGCCGTCAGTGTTAGGCAACCAGTTCAGGCAAGCGTGAAGAATATCTGCTACATTTCCACTGTGGTTAGCATCAATGTCCTCATGGGATTCATTGATCTTAATTTTAATTTTATTGAACACACTTTTGGTGCCCACGAAGAAGTTACCCGTGGCAGGATTGCGTCCCCATACAATAGCGGGAGCACCGTCCATTTTAACGGACAGGGTGCCTGCAGCGGCGATCCAATCCAGGGCAGTGAGGTCACCCGTTAGGATGGTATCTTCGGGGTGTTCGATGTGCTTGTTTTGTGTCATGAGAGTACAATACACGATTTTGGGACCTTGTGCGGGTTTGGTGGACAGTGTGCCAACTGGTCGGGCAGCCGAACGGGAGTATAAAGAACTCCCGCACGGTTCATGAGTTTCAGTTAAGAATGTGACGGTAATCGATGGACTTGATGCACCAACCTGATGCAGCGGTAATCTCTTCTACTAAATCATCTCCATCCTCTGCCTCCCAGAATGTGCCGATGTAATCGTCATACAAATGCTGCTCATCTTCAGGAGTCAATTCTTCATCAGCAGCATCACAATCAAGGTCAAACTCAATGTCAGTGACTTGGTAATTCATTTCCATTTGGGAGCAAAGAACCAGAGAATGATTAACGAACCAAGGATTACAGTTGTCATCAGTAGAGAATGTTGGACCAAGTGGACAGGTTGAAGGGTTTATGAAGAATGGCATGATCGGACATAACGTTATCAAAAACGTCGTCAATCATGGTGTCAATCTTCTTCCACGAATTGACAATCTTGGGCATGTCCTTGTAAGTCTTCACCCAATCATTACCGACCTTGACCATAGACGGTTTAACGATAGATTGCTTAACCATGATGTTAATCAGTAATCGTAGTTAGAGTTGATGTAATTCTCTACATTAAACTTCTCTTCTTTCTCCCATTCTTCTTTATACTCAATCACGTCAAAGATCTCACCAGGAGCATCAGCAATCTCAGACCAGAGTTCATCAAACATGATAATCAAACGGAGGGAACAACGGAGACAGTGTAACGCTTAAACTCTACACGGTAGTAGTTAAGTTCTTCGGCAATCTTATTCACCATGTTGTTAAGTTGGCGATCAGATCCCTTGATAGTCTTAGGTTTGGGCATCTTACGATACTCTACCAAATTGGTGATAGACTTGTCAGGGTTGATACGATCAACCTCGATTCGGTAAGTTCTCAAGAGTGGCAATTCCTGACGACTTGATTACAATACACGATTTTGGGACCTTGTGCGGGTTTGGTGGACACCTCTCCAACTGGCACAGGGGGTCGGCCGCCGCGAGTATAAAGAACTCACGGGCAGTTAGGTATACTCAGTAGCGCGAATCGTTGAGGTAAGGGTTATAAACCTTCTCAACTTCATCCCACTGCTCTTCAGTGAGTTTGCCAACTTGTGCTTCCATAAAGTCGTAAACCATGCACCAATCGGCATCGGTTTCGTAGCAGAATTGGGGCAGAGATTCGAGAGCAGAGTTAAACATTGCGTTTTTGTTCATGAGAGTATGATAGGGTATCGGTTCGGCGTCTGGGGTCCAGGAGGGACTGTCCCTCAGGCGTCCTTACCTTGGACCCATTCCCACTTGGTAATCTGCTCAGTGGCAGGCACCTGACGACGCATGTCATGACCGCGCTGCATGGCGACGGCGAACTCTTGAGACTCCATGTAGGGACCGATGTGGTCAACCTTGACGACCTTACCCGTGAAGGTGGTCCAGGTACGGCGGATGTAGTAGTTGGTTTCTTTCATGCTCTTACTATTGCACACATCCGCCGCGCCCGTAGTTCACGGTGATACCAAATGGGAAACTCATTCATCACCCGTGCTTATCATTCCGCCGCGATTGATGGGCGGCCGCCCTGGGTATAAAGAACTCCCCATGAGTTCTTTATCACTCCTCCAAAAGTTCAGGATAATACTCTTCAACTTCCTGAATCAATTCATCCACCGAATACTTATCATAAGTCTCATTCATGTTATCATAAAGAATTGCCATCATCGTTTTGATATCCATATCATCCAGAATTTGGTTGATAAGATTGTTTTGCAATTCTTCGCGGTCGATGATGTTATCAGTCATGGAGTTTGAGTGATCGAACGTGGAAACAAATGACATTGAGTATCAGTAATCGTAGTTGGAGTTGATATAACCTTCTACGTCAAACTTCTGATCCTGCATCTCAGGGATGTCAAAGATTTCACCAGGAGCATCACAAATCTCTTGGAACATGTCGGTGTCGAAAGTGTCGAAATCCATGTATTTTTTGAACTTGAGACTACAATACCCCATCACCAGGGGCAATGGGGCAAATGGTGGACACTCTGCAGATTGGCACAGAGTGCACGTATACCATTCTCAATAAGGTCTTGTTATTGAGAATAGTGTGCCAATTGAGAAACTGGCACACTAATACCTTACTTCGAATTCTTTGATGCTAGTATGAACCTCTTCATCACCTTGCAAATCTAATAGTTCTCTCCACTTTACATCTTCCAGATGTAAATCATCATAACACATGATGTCTAACGTTACCGTAACCAGGCGCTTGTTATGTGTTAACATGTGTCTAGATGCGTGTGTGCAGTATAATATTATGCATAATGACGATACGCTAGCGCATCATAATCATGCGTATCTCGTGCATAATCCTCATCCATATCTAGTACGTCTAGATCTAGATGTGTGTGCATCTCGTAGTACGTATCCTCGTCGAGAATATGATCTCGTGCGAAGGTATAGTCGAGATCGTAGTCGTCGTACATAAGCTCGTCGAGATAAGTGTGTATATTATACGATGATCTCGACTAGATGTCAATCATCTAGATATAAGTCTCGTCGAGATTCATAACGATTATTTATAAGTCTCGTCGAGATTATGTGTGGGTCTCATAATATTTGCGTGGGGTCTCGACTAGATTTTCGCGCCGCCCGACTTGACAAACTGCGCGTCTTATGCTAACCTCGCT